GATACAGAGGATGAATGATGGCAACCTCTGGCAGCAGAAACTTTGAATTAGATCTAGCCGAATACGTCGAAGAGGCGTTTGAGCGTTGTGGTATGGAGCTTCGTACCGGATATGATGTGCGTACCGCAAAAAGATCCATGAATCTGTTGTTTGCAGATTGGGCAAACAGAGGTTTGAATCAATGGACAATTGAGCAAACGTCCATCACTTTAGCTGAAGGTATACGAGATTACCCTTGTGGAACGCTCACAATGACTGTAGGAGCCTCGACGTCATTTACGGTAGGCGAAACCATCACGGGTGGATCTAGTTCTGCTACAGCACAAATTACAAGCAAGCCAAGCTCTACAACTTTTGCCATAACGATCCCCTCTGGGACTTTTACATCGGGTGAAACATTGACCGGATCTAGCAGTGCAGCGACCACTACTCTGTCCGCTGCGGTGGACTTTTCAGATGTCCGTAGCACTGTGGATATATTGTCTGCGGTTGTAACCCGAAGTAGCACTGATTTTGAAATCCAAAGGGTCAGCAGGTCTAGCTACCTGGATATACCAAACAAAAGCCAAAGTGGTAGACCGAACGAGTTTTTTGTAGATCGTCAGATCACACCGATATTACGAATATGGCCTACACCGGAAAACAATACCGATGTAGTCAAGTTTGATCGTCTGACGAGGATCGAGGATGTGGATTCTGCAACTGATACGGTAGATATACCTTTTCGCTTTTATCCCTGTTTGACAGCCGGTCTTGCGTATTACATAAGCATGAAGCGCAATCCACAGATGATGCCGATGTTGAAGAGCGTGTATGAAGAAGAAATGCAACGAGCGATGGACGAAGACAGAGATCGAGCATCTTTGCGTATAAGTCCATCATACGATTACTACAGGGCGTAGCATGTCAGGCTTTGCATCTGGTAAGAACGCATACGGGATATCTGATAGATCGGGTGTGCGCTACAAACTGAACCGCATGAAAAAAGAGTGGAACGGCTCTTTGGTCGGACCAGACGAGTTTGAGCCAAAACATCCACAGTTATATCCACCACCAAGGGCAGATGACCCTCAAGCGATACGAAATGCACGTCCTGATAGGATAGAACCTCTGGTCGTGAACGTGGGACTTCCAAATGTCTTTGAAAAAACTTTTACGCCAATCAAAGCTAGTGGACAGATTGGTTCAGTCACTGTGAGTACGACATGAGTTTTACCCTAGCATCTTTGAAAACAGCGGTGAAAGATTACTGCGAAGTCAGTGAGACGACTTTTGATACGCAGTTGACCACCTTTATCAAAGAGGCAGAAGAGCGAATTCTCAAGAATGTAGAGCTTCCGGTCTTCCGAAAGAATGTGACAGGCACCGCCACGAGTGGCAATACTTACTTATCTACACCCTCAGATTTTTTGGCTTCTTATAGCTTGGCTGTGATAAGCAGCAGCGTTTACGAGTATCTACTGCTCAAACATACCTCGTTTATCCGGACATATACGCCGAACGCATCGACGACCGGTACTCCCAAGTATTATGCGTTGTTTGATGACAACACTTTTATTTTGGCCCCAACGCCAGATAGTAACTACGAATTTGAACTGCACTACAAGTTTAGACCAGCATCTTTGACCGCAGGTGCCGATGACGGCTCCACCTGGTTATCAACCAATGCCCCAGATGCATTGTTGTATGGCACTCTTGTAGAGGCCGCAACTTTTCTGAAAAACCCTCAAGAAGTGCCAGCATACGAGCAAAGATATGCCCAAGCTGTTGCCGCCTTGAAGGATCTGGCCGAGGGGTATGGTAAGGTAGACGAGTATCGTTACGATATAAGCAAAGGTAGGTAATGCTAGAGGAAACACCACAGATTGAGATTGGTGAGGTTGGCGTCAGCACCACCCATTGGGCTGGACATGACGTTGATTATTGGGCAGAGCAGACTACCAAAAAAATTGTAAGTATTGGGGGCAACTGCCATCCAATAATTGCACAACAGGCTGAGGCATTCAGAGATGCCGTCCTGCAACAAATTTCATATTATATGAAAGAAGCAATCAAGAGTGACCGCACTACGTTGATTGCACAATTAGAAAAACAAGGCCAACCAGAAATGGCTGACATTTTAAGGAGACTATAATGGCTATATCGACAGCTATGTGTACGTCCTTCAAGCAGGAGATTCTTGTTGGCACACATAATTTTACTGCTACCACAGGTAACACTTTCAAGCTTGCCTTATTCACAAGCAGTGCAAGCCTGGGGGCAAGCACCACAGCTTTTGCAACCACAAACGAAGTAAGTGGCACGGGTTATTCAAGTGGGGGTTCAAACCTCACTTCGGTAACACCAACAACGTCTGGAACAACTGCACTGTGTGACTTCTCAGATCTCACATTCTCCAGTGCATCAATCACAGCGAATGGAGCACTTATTTATAACAGCAGTGCATCTAACAAAGCTGTCTGTGCTTTGGCATTTGGTGGAGATAAGACAAGCACGGCGGGTGACTTCACGATTACTTTCCCGACAGCGGATGCGTCCAACGCGATAATCCGCATCGCTTAGAGATAGTATGTGGCAGACATTACGGGCTGGGGCAGAGGAGCTTGGGGCGATGGCCCGTGGGGTGAACCTGTCCCGGTCACTGTCACAGGTGTATCTGCAACTGGGTCGATTGGCTCCGTCACAGTCACGGGCGAAGCAACGACCTCTGTCACAGGCGTGGCAGGAACGTCTGCGGTCGGGTCGGTATCCGTCTCAGCAGCCGCTACTACAGCGGTTACAGGAGTCTCTGGAACAGGGTCTGTTGGATCTGTTTCGGTTTCGGGAGCAGCTAATGTTACGCCATCTGGTGTCGCGGGTACGGGTGCTGTCGGGTCTGTATCGGTCAGTGCCGAAGCGACCACCTCAGTTACCGGGGTATCTGCAACAGGATCTGTGGGATCAGTTTCTGTTACCGCCGCTGCGGTCGTCAGTCCTACTGGTGTTGCTGGCACTTCAGCCGCTGGCAGCGTTACAGTCACGGGTGAGGCTAACGTCACTCCCACAGGTGTGTCAGCAACTGGTGGTGTGGGCAGTGTCACTGCTACTGCTGGGGCCATCACTTCTGTTACTGGCGTTAGTGCTACTGGTTCAATTGGTTCGGTATCCGTTACTGCTGCTGCATCTACTTCCCTTACGGGCGTGGCAGGGACTAGTGCGGTTGGCACGGTTACTACCAGTACATCTCAAAACATTGATGTCACGGGCACAGCAGGGTCTGCACAAGTGGGTGTTGTCGCGGTTGAACCAGACACGAATGTCTCCCCAGTTGGAGTTAGTGGAACCGGACAAGTCGGATTCGCGTTAGTTTGGGGGCTGATAGATGATGCACAAACACCAGATTGGGGTAGTATTACAGATACACAAACACCAAGTTGGTCTAGCGTGAGCGATACACAAACACCAGATTGGGACGAGGTAGCTTGATGGTGAAGAGAGTCAAAAAAGTCATTAAGGGGTTGGAGAAGGCATCAAAAACCCATAAAAAACAAGCAGATGCTTTGAAAAAGCATGTGGCTTCGGTTAAAAAGTCAAAGCCAAAAAAACGGTAAAGGTGATGTATGGCAGTTTATACGAATGATCTTCGATTAAAAGAAATCGCCACAGGCGACGAATCAGGGACGTGGGGAACCAGCACAAATACAAATTTAGGTTTGATTGCGGATGCCTTTGGTTTTGGCACAGAGGCAATAACAACTAACGCTGACACCCACACCACCACCATTGCAGATGGTTCCGCTGATCCTGGTAGAAGCATATTTCTTAAATACACAGGCACACTCGACTCTGCTTGCACAATCACGATTGGCCCGAACACTGTCTCAAAGCTGTGGTTTATTGAGAATGCAACTAGCGGATCTCAAAACATCATTATTAAACAGGGTTCTGGGGCTACGATTACAATCGCTAACGGCCAAACTAAAGCTATCTACTCAGACGGTGCCGGATCTGGTGGCGCAATGGTTGATGCTTTCCAAGATCTATCCATCCCTGACCTATTTGTTGATGATGATCTGACATTTACCTCAGACAGCGCAGTCATTACGTTTGGCGCAGACGGTGATACTACACTAACCCACACCGATGGTTCTGGTCTGACGTTGAACTCAACGAACAAACTGATGTTCAACGATGCGAGTCAGTTTATCCAAGGCTCTAGTGCCACGGTTCTTTCGTTGGGTGCGACTGATGAGATTGATCTCACCGCTACTGCGATGGACTTCAACGGCACAGTTACGATCTCCGGTGATACCACACTAGAAGATGGTGCTGATCTAATTACTGCAACCGCTGGCACATCTAATGTTCGTATCGGTGTCAACGCTGGTAACAGCATCGCATCTGGTGGTAATTACAATGTAGCCGTAGGCGATGAAGCGGGCACGGCTATTAGCACAGGGGATAACAACACTTTTGTTGGGTATGCGTCAGGTGATGCTGTGACAACTGGTACTGAGTCTGTTGCGCTTGGCTCCAATGCGTTAAGCGCAGCGGTAGGAAGCGACAAAAACACAGCGTTAGGGGCTTATGCACTCAGAAACGACACAGAGGGTGAAAGCAGCGTTGCGGTTGGACACCAAGCCTTAAACGCTCAAAATTTTGCTACTGCAACCTCTGCATTCAACGTGGCTGTAGGAGCTAATGCTGGAGTTTCAGTCACCACGGGGATTGAGAATACGCTTATAGGTGCGCTATCTGGAGATGCCCTTACTGACGCTGATGAAAATGTTGCCGTTGGATACGGTGCGTTAAGTGCTGATACGAAAGGAGGTCAATCTGTAGCGGTTGGTACTTTTGCGCTACTTTCACAAAATTTCACTACAACCACAAGCTCTTACAACGTTGCAGTAGGCGATAGAGCAGGAAGAGTTATAACCACGGGACAATATAACACCTTGTTAGGCGGTCTTGCCGGTGATGGCTTGACTGATGCAGATAGAAATATCGCCATCGGATATCAAGCACTCACCACAGATGATCTTGGATCAAGGACTGTAGCTATAGGTGCGGGTGCTGTTTTCTCTCAAAACTATGCAACTGCTACTGACTCTCATAACGTCAGTATCGGAGACTTATCGCTCTTCTATAACGTGACGGGAGTAAACAACACTTTTGTCGGTAGTGCTGCTGGTTTGGGGGCTAGTGGAAATTCTCACAGTGATAATACTGGGGTTGGAAAATCAGCTCTAGGGGCGATTACAACTGGTGTTCGTAACGTGGCTATCGGAAGTCTTGCTGGTGACGCTATGACAGACGCAGGATCTAATGTGGCTATAGGCTACCTCTCCATGACTACGAACACGAGTGGCAGTGATAATGTTGCCTTGGGCCGTGGTACCTTAGAAAATTTTAACGTCACTACAACCACATCAACTTTTAATGTAGCAATAGGACATGAAGCTGGTAACGATATTACCACGGGATTCAGAAATATTACCATTGGAGGTCGTGCTGGTGACGCTCTTACGGATGCCGACTACAACGTGGCTATCGGGACTGATGCTTTAAGCTCAGACACCTTGGGCAGTAGAGCGGTTGCTGTTGGAACTGATGCACTAGGAACACAAAATTTCACTACCGCGACTGATAATTATAATGTGGGGGTGGGATATGCTGCTGGTTTAAGAATTACTTCTGGAGTTCAGAACACCTTGATTGGAGGTTTATCTGGCGATTCTTTAACTACAGGAGCACGTAATACGACACTTGGTTATGCTACTTTAACTACCGATACACAAGGTCAATATGCTGTTGCCATCGGTTATGGAGCTTTGAACGAACAAAACTTCGCTACAGCTACAAATAACTACAATATCGCGATTGGGTATTTAGCGGGTGAGACAGTCTCTACCGGAATAAACAACGTTCTCATCGGCGGTCTTGCAGGGGATGCTATGACCGATGCGGACAATAACGTGGCCGTGGGTATGCAAGCGTTGAGCACAAATATCCTCGGAAGTAATAGCACAGCAGTAGGTAAAGACGCTCTCCTTGATCAGAACCCCGGCACAGCAACTGATATGTACAATGTGGCGGTGGGGTATCATGCAGGAAGAGTAATTAATACGGGGGTTCAGAACACTATCGTGGGAGGTCTGGCAGGTGACGCACTCACCACCGGATTTAACAATGTGGTCATGGGTTACAATGCTTTGAGCACAGAAAATACCGGTCGTAAGAACGTTGCTATCGGAGTCAGCTCGTTAAATCTGCAAGATAACGATACCGATAACTTTAATACTGCTGTTGGTTTTGAATCTGGCAAAAATGTTTCTACTGGTGTGCAAAACACCATATTAGGAGCTAATTCTGGCGACTCAATGACAGGAGCTAATGATAATACTGCTCTGGGTTATTTAGCGTTAAGAACAATGCAAGGTGGCAGTAGAAATGTTGCTGTTGGTAGATCTGCGTTACAGCTTGCAAATACTACGACTGTGACCGATACGTATAATACAGCCCTTGGTGCTCTTGCTGGATTAAATGTCACTGGTGGGAATCAGAACACCTTGCTTGGAGGCCAAGCCGGGGATGCCATAACTACGGGAGGAGGCAATACAATTGTTGGCTATAACAATGATGTCCCTGCTGTTGACAATAACTTTTCTATTATTATGGGAACCGGCGTAACTGGTGTAGGTGGTGATAACTTTACTTTTGGTCGAGGTTCTTTAGACAGTAATATCGCGTTTGGTGCAACCAGTATTACGGCACCTTCTGATGAAAGATACAAAGAAAATATTGAGGACTCTACTGCTGGGCTGTCGTTTATAAACGATCTTCGTCCAGTTACTTTCCAATGGAAGAAAGAGAAAGACATACCGTCAGATCATAGAGCGTATGTTGAAGACTCAGAAAACAGAGTCATAAATGATTACACAAATCATGGCTTTATCGCCCAAGAGGTAAAAACTGTTATAGATAACCATTCTGAAATAAAAGACGGATTTGATATGTGGGCAGAAGATCCGATAGATAAAAGGCAAAGACTTGGCCCCACCTCTCTAATACCTATGCTAGTAAAAGCAATTCAAGAACTTTCAGCAGAAGTAGAAAAACTTAAATCAGGAGGATAGAAAATGGCAGAAGCAGTGGAACGTACAGACGAAGAGAAAGCACGAGCTTTCGCAGCGATGACCGGAAGTATTTCCGTGATTGATAATTGTCTTGATGACGACAACGGGTTCTGTAACGACATGACAAAAGAAGAAAAGAAAGAGCGTGTCATGCGAAGTGCAGGATATATGTCTTACCAGAAGGCGTTAGGCGATTGGGGGTCAGAAGACTTCACCGCGATTGACGCTGCTATTAAGAAAGCAGAAGACTACGATCCGAGCGCATAGATGGTAGAATTGTTATTGGTAGTATTAGTGATATTGCCGATAATAGTTTTCAGTCATTTGTGGTGAGGAGAGATTAATGCCCGAAGTCAGACAAGAATATCTTATGCACCCACTGCCAGCGGTATTTTTAATGGAAGCGATGCTGGCTGATGAGATGGTAAACGATCTGAACGAGTATCTTGATGATTTGTTGAATCAAGAAGACCGGGTATCTCACGCTGGTACGTTGGTTGGTCAGATCGGTAACGGTGAACAACTCACGATGGATCACAACCATCCAAAGCTTGCAGGATTCAACGAACTCATACAGATCATGGGTGCTGATTACGTTAAAAACTTTGCTGGTTCTACAGTCAACCCTTTCAAAGGAAACCGTATTGTAGAGACAGATGAGCTTTGGTCAGTGCATAGCTTTGCGGGTGATTACAACCCAGTGCATGATCATGGCACTAAAACTCTTATGGGTATCAGTTGTACGTGCTGGACTAAAGTGCCACAACAGATATTAGATCAGCCGACCTCTGGCACAAGCGAATATGGGTTGTATAATTCTAGTGGTCATTCGGATGGATGTATTAACTTCCAATATGGACAAGGATCGTTACTAGACACAGAGCGATTGCGTCCACCTCAGATGGTGATTATGAAACCCGAAGTTGGTAAGTTTTTTATGTTTCCTTCCTGGTTACAACATAGTGTGTACCCATTCAAGGGGGATGGAGAGCGAAGAACAGTAGCAGCTAATTTAAATGTTTGGAGAATAGCAGATGACGGAACAAAGCACTGAAGAGGCACCTGTAGTAACCATCTTTGGCGAGGAATACAAGATAGAAGACCTCAAGCCAGAAGAGCACCGACAGATTGTTAGGTTACAGAATCTCAAAGCAAGATTTGAAAACACGATGAATCAAATAGCTGGTTTGCAGGAGGATGCCCATGACCTTCAACTCGCGATTGCTAAAAGAGAAATGGATCTCAAAAACTCGGTCAAAGCTGTTGAGGAAGAAAAAGAGATCGTCCAATGATGGATTTGATGGAGATACTCACACTTGCTACTACGGTGGTGACGGTTGCGTCTGCGGTCTGTGCGGCTACCCCTACACCCAAAGACGACGAGTTTATGGGGAAATACGTCTATCCATTCCTCGAAGCTTTAGCTTTGAATATAGGAAAAGCTAAACAGCCCGCCCCCAAAGAAGAAATCCTAGATGGATGAGCAGGGGCAAAAAGCTTTGCAGGAAATAAACGCACATGAGCGTGAGTGTGCGCTGCGGTATGAAAGGATCGAAGAGCGATTAGCTGACGGTTCAAGGCGGTTTGATCGGTTAGAAAGAATGTTGTGGGGTGTGATAATCTTGATAATAGGAACTCTGTTGGTTCCACAATTTTTAGGAGGATAAACTGATGAGTGATGGTACTTCGGTAAAGATACCAACCTGGGCATTGCCCATAGGGGCTGCTGCCATTTCTGGAGCTATTGCATGGGGGTCCATGCAAGCACAGGCACAAGCGACAAGTTCGGAGGTGGCTAGAATCGAGCAGGTGGTAAAGGAGACAGCGGAGAAAGCGGTGGCCAACGGGCAGCTTTCAGCAGTCAACCAGACACA